CTAAAATGTTACCTGTTCCATATATACCGCTAACTTGTCGATGCCTTCTCGCGCATCTGACTGATTCATGCCAGCATATATGCGAAGCGTCACATCGGGCGTAGAGTGACCGGCAAGCCGCTGTACAGTTGAAACATCAACACCGCTGCGAATCATATTCGTTACAAAAGACTTACGCAGACCGTGCAATGTGATGCGAGGTGTAAGGTGGTTTGCTTCAATAATAGCTTTCAGCCACTTGTTAGGTCTGTTAATGCCTAAACGCTTTTCAAAGTGTTGTGGAGATGGGAACAGTGGCCGATCATCTCTAATGCTGATAATCTTGCTTGCATCAAGTAATGCTATCCACTTTTTAAGCTGTATTGTCACTTTCGGGGTTAATGGTATTGTGCGCATACCCGCGGTTGACTTGGTGCCTTTAATTGATTCCTTACCATTCAGACCAGTTGCATAGGCTTTATTGATTGACAGTGTGGACGTTTTGAAATTAACATCTGATACGTTCAGGGCGCATAGTTCTTCACGCCTGATACCGGTGCTAACCATCAGCAGAAACATTGTGTACTTTTCTGGATCGTTATTAGGATCAATGCAAGTTAGGAATCGGGCGACTTGCTTGTTATCCCAGTACACTGGTGACTTTCCAGATCGTACCCCGCGTGGCAATTCGACACCGTCTGCGGGGTTCTTTTCGATGTACTGCATCTTAACGGCAAATGAGAGTATCTTTTTCAAATAAATGAAACGTTCCTTGTATGCCTTGGTGGTTGTTTCTCGCCACTGACTGACAGCACTTTGAATGCTGCCGGTTTTTATCGCGGTGAGAGTTTTGGAACCAAACATAGGGATCAGGTGGTTATGGAAAAGCTGCTTAGTCTTATAGGCTGTACTTCCTTCCACAGTTTGAACATAGATCGGCCACCACTGATTGTACAAATCACTAAAGGTCTGAACCGGTGGGGTAGTGTCTTCTTCATCATATAAACCATTGGCCACGTCTAGCTTGAGTTTTGACTCTAGTAGACGTGCTTTTTGCATGCTTTGAACATTGCGAACAATATTCTTGCGTTTTCCAGCAACAAGGCCAGCGTTGACTGTTACGCGGTAGCGAACTGCACCAGACTTAAGCTTTACTTTTTTAATTGCCATATTCTTCTCCTATCCGTCACGCTGGGCAGGCGGTGTTAGATTGGAGAGTTTTCCCCGAAATTGGGGAAAAGGTGGCGGCCTAAAATTCGGCCATGATATTAGATATAGAAATTAAGCGTGTTTTGCCGTTACTGCATCTAGAAGCTGTTCAAAAGAACTCATGAATTCAGACTTGACGTAGTCGACTTGGCCATCGTTCTTCACGATTGACCGTAATCCTCTTAACAAAGCACCAAATGATGCCGACAGACTCCTATCCGAATGAAAACCATTGTAGAAAGCAGTACAGAGCTGAATTGCATCATTGATGGTCAGCATCTCAAAAGTATCCATCTTTTCTAAATCGAGGTTGTCAATACTATTAACTAACTGATTCATGGCGCGCATGCGCATTTGATTCGCGGATTCAGTGGTGCTCATGGACTTTTTGATAGCAGATAATACTTTTTCTGCATCTTCTGGAGTTTTATTTCCATGTTCAAAGTCATCAATAATTTTTTTTAGTTCTCGATTAGTCATCGTATGTGCGATGGTTTCATCAATTGCGATTGGATCACTCGATATCCCTTGGAGATAAGGAATTGAAACTCCTAAAACATTCGACAATTTTTGCCAAGTGTCGATTTTGGGCTCTCGGCTATTGTTCTCATAAAGGCTTATTGATTGACGTGTAACCCCGATCCTTTTAGCGAGATCAGCTTGAGATAAGCCTTTGTCTTTTCTGGCTTTCAAAATGTTATTTTGCATCTAATTGCCACCTCTCTTCCTCGTTATCATAAATTTTTTTGCACAAAGTTGCAACTAATTGTTGACAGCAACATAATGTTGCCGTAGGCTATAGATATCAAAGCAACAACTTGTTGCCGTGGAGGTGAAATGATATGGCTTCAATGAAAGCAGAACTAGTATTGTCAGAAGACTTCGACAAGCAGCTACAAGATCGTATTCATCAGGAAGTGATCCAAGCAGTTAGCAAGCTTGCGTCACAACATGATGAGCCTAAAAAGCTGAACATCGGTCAAGCAGCGGTTTATGCCGGTGTGGCTCGTAACACACTGTTGTCTTGGACTAGAAAAGGTTTGCCGATGCAAGTGGTTGGTGGCGTTAAGCGGATCAATACCGCAGACATAGACGATTACATGAATAACCACGGCAAGTAATCACGCTGGGCAGGCGGAAAATTGTAAGCAACTTATGACAGGCACATAAAGCCAGAGAGGAAACATTATGAATTTGTTTAGTAAAGAAGAGATAGCACTAGATCACGAGCTTGGAAATTTGATTGAATACATTCAGCTTAACGTTCAGTGCATTGCAGAAGACAATACTGTCACGGTTGATGGCAAGTATATTCCCAATAGCGAGTTGGCCGTTACGACTGCAAAAGAGCTGCTGCGTGTATCGGAAATCCTAAAGCTGTATGAAAACGAGGACGATGCCGATGACTAGCCTTATTACGTGGATATTTATCCATCCGACAGTCATCCCCGTCATGCTGATGGTTTTCATGAACGGTGGCGTGCTGGGAACGTTTCTACAGTTTAGAGAGGACTATGACCATGGCAAAAATGGTAAATAGCAAGTATGGGTGGACGTGGCCACAGTTTGTAAAGGCTGACGCTGATTGTGATCGGTATTGGGCAGCTAAAAAAGCCGAAAAACGCTCACTAATTGAGGCCACAAAAAAATCGCCAAGAGTTGCACCTCAAGGCGAGAAGAAGACAAGCGAAAAGATTCGTATTCTTTTCTAGCTTGTCTCTATTAGATGTTTTTGTCAAGGAAAATGGAGGCAATTATGATGAAAAATGTTTCAAATACTGTTAATAAGCCATTAGATTTGAGTGATTCGCTGTACGACTTGTGCAAAGCAAAAGGGGCACTATCTGCACTATGCGATGAACTAGATGAGTTCGGTATCTCAGTTTGCCATTTCGATAAAAATCACTCGCACGAAAATGCCACATTGGTAGCTTTAGAGGCTTTACAAGACTTTGATACGTGGGAATATCTAGTCTTTTGTGCTCGAGATATTATCACCGACCAGATTAACGCTATTGACTCCCCTGAAACTGACGAGGCAGACAAATGATGAAGAAAGATTACTATACAACCGCACAGGCACTTTTGAGCGATACAAGTGCAATGGTGAATATCTTGCGACATCAGATCAACGATGAACAGCAATCAGCGCTGGCCGACACAGTCGCTGATATGATCATTGATGCTCGCCGTCTACTTATGGAGGGAGATGCGGCCGATGGTCGACGTGCTTAAAGTGGCGCTTGGTTATCAGCAACACGGCTTTGCAGTCTATCCCCTTGCGCCAGATACACGAACACCACTTGCTGGTTCGCATGGGTACAAAGATGCCACCAAAGACCCAGAACAGGCCAAGAAATGGTGGGGCGAACATCCTAATTACAATATTGGCTTGGGGCTTGATGGTGTGCTGGTGTTTGACATTGATATGGGGCATAAAAGCGAGGCTAATGGCAATGAGACGCTGGCTAAATTGAGTGCTGATGGTCGTGCTGATCAAATTCCTTCTACCTATATAGAAACCACCCCAAACGGTGGACTCCATATTTTCTTCACCTATCCCAAGGAATTGAAGCTAACTAGTCGATCGGATTTGTTCTCTAAGAATGGCGAGAAAACCGGCCTTGACTATGTTGCGACTGGTGTACCAGTTTTCCCTAGCATTCGCAAGAATGGCATGTATCAACCACTCAAAGGGCACAAGATCACCAATCTAGCCCCAGCACCTAAGTGGTTACTAGATGAAATCCAACGTGTAAACCACCCTAACCTAGGGTTTGGTGGTTCAACAGTTTATCGGGGCAAACGATGGACAGGCAAGCTGCTAGATGAAATGGTGAACGGCACTAGTACCGGCAATCGCAATGATTTTCTGACTAAGATTGCTGGCAAAATGTTTTTCACTGGTGCAGAACCGCAGACAGTTTATAACTTGCTGTTTACAACTAATGATAACTATCTAGATACACCCTTGGCAGAAGCCGAAGTTAATAAGATTTTTAAGTCAGTATTGAAAGCCGAAGAGAGGAGGCGTGCGGTTGGTTAAAGCGATGCCCGAAGATGCAAAAAAACTAGCCAGTAATGTTGTACAGATGAAGAAAAATGAGCCTGAATGGATATTTTACGATGAAAATGGTAATCGCAAGGTATCTGCTACAAAGTTAGGCCAAGAAATTATAAAAGAAAATCCTATGTTACGTCTCGATACGCTTAGTCAAGGCGCACGTTTTGACAAAGCGACTGGTACGTGGCGCTTGGATAAACTAAGTGAATTTCTCGATACGATCATTACTGAGAAACTAGAAAGCGTTGGAAAATGGTCACAAGGGAAATTAAGCGAAGTAAAACACTATGTTCTTATTAAAGTCTATCATCCGGAAATGATTGAAAGTCCATTTGAACACACTGATCCTAATCTAATTACATTCGCCAACGGAACTTATAATCTTGACACTGATACGCTACAACCACATCGACCAGAGGATTACATTTTGCAAAACCATCCTTACGACCTAAAGATGAAATCGGGAAAGGATCTAAAGACAGTTGATTGGTTAGCGCATTTGACTGGCGATCCAATATCTGCAAATTTTCTAATGGAGTTCATTGGCTACTGTTTTTACCATCGTTACTCGCCATTCCAAGCACTAATTATCTTACAAGGTACCGGTCAAAACGGGAAAACAACATTTATCGAATTTGTAAAGCAAATACTTGACAAACGAAATGTATCTAACGTTTCCTTACAAGATCTGGCTAATAAAGATAATCGTTTCACTGGAAGCCAGCTTTATCAGAAAGAAGTCAACATGTTTGCAGATCTTGATGACAGTTTTCTAAAGACCACTGGTCAAATAAAGGCACTTACGGGAGACGATACAATCTTTGCGGAGTTTAAGGGGAAAGACGGTTTTTCGTTTATGAATTTTGCCAAGCTGATTTTTTCAGCTAATAAGTTGCCCAAATTCTCAGACTTTACCAGTGGCTTTATACGAAGATTGTACGTTGTTCCTTTTCCGAAAAAAATTGATAACAATTTCAAAAAAGAGTTTGATCTCAATCAAATCTATGATGAGATACCAGCTTTCAGTTATCAATGCTTGCGAGCGTTCAAACGTGCAATTGACCGTGACAGCTTATCAAAATCAACCAGCATGATAGCAGCTAAAGAACAATGGCTTAAAGATTCTGACAACATTGCAAGATTTATTGAAGATCGTTGCCGAATTGAATTAGATACAAACGGTGGCGATTCATCACGCAATATCTACAAAGCATATCAAGATTATTGTTGGGAAGAAAATATTAAACCATTTTCACAACCAGAATTTACAAGGCGATTAGAAGCACAAGGAATTCCTAGAAAGAAAGCACAGTTTAATAACACGAGAATATGGCGTTACTTGCATTTGTTTATTGAAGACAATTAAAGCCAGCCAACGAGTCACAAAACAATGGACACCTTGGACACATGGCTTTAAAACGTTGATATATCAGCAATGACAGTCTTAATCGCATGGACACTTCATGGACACTTCATGGACACATTGCTGGACACATTGGCAAGTGTCCAAAAAAGTGTCCAAATAGTGTCCAAGAATTGGACATATATTTAGACGTGAAAACGTTGATGTATAAAGGATCTACAAAAGAGTGTCCAAAGTGTCCAACCTTTTTCCACTCGTTAGCTTCAACCATATGAAGAAGCTAAAACGTGGAGAAATATACGGCAATATATAACAGACAATCAAGTTTAAAACTACCCACAAGGAGAAATTGAAATGACAAAAACAGCATATCGCAAAGCAGCACTCGTAGACGTTGAACACGATCGGAACAAGTGGACTGAACTTGGAGCACTGGTGAAAGAACACTACTTAGTTCGCAGCATGACACCCAAAGACTGGTTCATCATCGTTAAGCAACGTGAAGGCTATGAAATTGAAGTATATCCAACGTTTGAAATGTCAGATGGTTTTCAATTCTCACACGTTAATCTATTGACACGATCTTCACATAGAAGCGTTAGCCACGTTGCATACCATGAACTTTGCTCCTCAGCAAGTGACACTATTAGTTCAATTGACCGCATGATTGATCTTGTCAAGGATAATAGATATTAAGGAGCGTTAATCACATGAAGAACTATGCAATTGCCCGCCTGAACAAGGTGGCTGAAATCGGTAAGACAGTTAGTCACAGGACTGGTGCAGGTATTAATATCTCTACATTTACGCCGACTGGTACCCTGTTCTACGGCTCATATAACCGCACTGTTACACAGACCTACCAGATCACGGGCACAGACCTAGCGGACACCATAGCGATCGTAGTACGCCACACTGACGCGATAGATGACAGCACACAGATAAAACTTAATGGCACCGTGTACGCGATTCAGTCCATTGCCTATGATGATGATCCTAATGCGTTCGATGTTGTGACACTCAAGAAGACAACCAAAGGAGCTTAGAACGATGAAGCTATTTGAATATACTGCACATCAAGGAGAACTAAACGGTATCATCGACAAGTTCATGGTGTTACACAGGTGGCAAGTCGGATTCATTCGGGTATTCTCTGCGCCAGATAATATGATAACCGTTCAGCTTTACTATCGCGATGATAAGCCTGAACCCGAAACGGCAGGCGTGTTGGCATGATTATGAAGCTGTGTAACCATGCTGGTTGCAACACCATGGTGCCGTTCAATCAACGGTACTGTGATAAGCACCAGCCAGAACCACGAGCGTCCGACAATGAAAGCTACGCATATCGCAAAGCAATCGGTGGTCGTTACTTTCAGTTCTACAAGTCCAAGGTGTGGCGCAAGCTATCTTACTCGTATCGTCTAGCACATCCACTGTGTGAACGATGCCAAGCAAACGGCTTATATGTGCAAGCTGACGTGGTAGATCATATTGTGCCGATACGTGTGGACTGGAGCCGCAGACTGGACGAGAGCAACTTGCAAAGTCTGTGTAATGCTTGCCATGGAACCAAAACGAAAGTAGAAGACGCGGCACGCTACCCCCACATAAATACGGGGGCTAGGTCATCTAGTCTTGAGGACCAAGCCTAGTAGTTTCGTTGTTGAAAATCCATGATAACCGTAATATATCATGGGTATTTGGTACTATGTGTTATAATTAAGTTAGATAAGTCTAATCGTAATTATAAAGAAAGGATGTGGTCGAGATGGGAGCACCACTGAAATCTATTACGCAAATGCGCGGAGTAATGAGTAAAAAGAAGCTTGCAGACCGGCGTGAAATGGAAGAAACACTATTCACCTATCAAGAATTAGTTGACCAGCCCCCCGCATGGCTTGATGAATATGCAGTGACTGAATGGCAGCGCATTGTACCATTGCTCAAAAAGGATATTCCAGTGAGCGAACTGGACGCTGCCATGATTGCCAGTCATTGCCAAGCCTATTCTGACATTCAGAAAGCTGCCGAGCTGATTCAAGAACAAGGCATGATGGTTGAAACCACCGATAGTGTGAAAGCTAACCCAGCAGTCAAAATGAAACTTGATGCCACTAATCAGATGATCCGTATTGATGACTTGCTGGGCTTGTCAGTCTACAGTCGGGCAAAGTTGGCAGTGAAGAATGAGACTAAGAAGAAGCCTGACGATCCGTTCGCGGATCTGATGTCATCATGAACTATGCAACTGAATACACTGACAAGGTACTAAGCGGTGAGATTGTTGCTTGTAAAAAGATCAAGCAAGCAGCAAGACGTTATCGCAAAGACTTGAGAGCCAGCAAGCGCAAAAAGAATCCATGGCCGTATTACTTTGATGAGGACTTTGCCAACAAAGCCATTGAGTTTATCGAACTGATGCCGGCACGCGATGGGTCACCACTCAAGCTAGAACTTTTCCAAAAATATTTGGTTGCTGAGCTTTTCGGGTGGAGAGACAAGGCAACCGGCAATCGCCGTTATGATCGAGCCTATATATCGATGGCTAGAAAGAACGGTAAATCGTACCTAATGGCCTGCCTTGGCGCGCTGTATCTCCTCATGGAAAACAAGCCAGCCATGAACCGAGAGATTGTCTACACAGCCAACAGCAACGCTCAAGCACACTTGGCTTTTGATATGATGTCTAGTGGTTTGCGTCAGGTCTCTAAGGTGTCTAAGTCAGTGCGTGATCGTTTGAAGATCAACCGCACCGAAATAATTGACTTACCGAGCAACAGCCGAGCTGTTCCGCTTGCGTCTGATCTGCACAGCCTAGATGGTTATCAAAGTGACTTGGCTATCATTGATGAGTTCGCCTTGGCTCGTAATGATGAGATTCTGCGAACACTCAAATCAGGCCAGATCAACAGCGACAACAGTTTACTAGCCGTCATCTCGACCACGGGGCCAGACCTGAATGGACCTATGTATAAAGAGTATAAATTTGTCTCCAAAGTCTTAACCGGTCGCGAACAAGCTGACCGGTATTACATTGCAATTTTTGAGCAAGACAGCAAGGATGAAGTCTTTGCACCAGATACTTGGGAGAAGTCAAATCCACTACTGGCTAATGCTGAAAGAGCTAAGACGATGCGTCCTAGCTTGCAAGCTGATGTTGATCTAGCAGCCAAGCAAGGAACCCTAAGGCCAGTTCTCGTAAAGAACTTCAACACTTGGCAATCAGCCAGAGCAGACAGTTACATCAGTCTGGACGACTGGGAGAAAGCCACTATCGAGCGACCAGGCACTATAGGCAAGGACGTGTATATCGGACTGGACCTTTCCAAGTCTAGCGACCTGACCAGTATTTCGTGGTTAGTTCCAGAAGATGGCTACCTGTATGCTGACAGTCATTCATTCGTAGGAACGAAGTACGGACTGGAAGAAAAGATAAAGCGTGACGGGTTCGATTACATCAGTGGTGCTAGTCGTGGTGAGTGTAGCATTACCAAACTTGATAGCGGCATGATCGACTATGACGAAGTGCTACGTTTCATTCTCGACCTGATCGAGCGGAACCAGTGGAACGTACGTGCCATCTGTTATGATCCATGGTCTTTTTCATACCTGCTGCCGGAGTTTGAAAAACGAGATATGCCAATGGTCGAAGTACGCCAAGGTCGGCTGACCCTGTCAATACCGACTGTGCGGTTCCGTGATGATCTCTTCAATGGCCTCATCAAGCATGCAGACAACCAACTACTGGCCTATGCGGTGAACAACGCTATTCTGAAATACGATTCCAACAATAACCCAATGATCGATAAGGCTCACAACGCTACGAAGATCGATCCCGTAGCCGCACTGATGAATGCCTACACAATTGCAATGGATCAAAACAAGGAAAGCGAGGTAGCAGACAATCAATTTTATTCGAGCGATGACTTTAGTTTTTAATGTGCAGACCGTGCTACTGCTGCTGGGACTAATCTGTATGGTTGTCGGTATCTGGTGGCTGTTCGGGTTTGGTGTTGGTATGTTAGCAGTCGGCACGGCTCTGATCTCCGTCGCAGTCATTATCAACTTCAACAAAGGGAGGTGAAACAATGAGCTTTTTCACGAATGACACAACACAACCACGCGATGACAACAGCGATCCGTTCTTAGATGCGCTTGTCAGCATGACCAGCAACGACAGTGGCCTATATGTGGGTATTGGTGCTTTACGTAATTCGGATGTATTTACGGCCGTGCGCGTGATTGCCAGTGATCTTGCAACCAATCCGATTGAGTACAGTGACAAGCGTATCAGCGTGCTCCTTAACAAAGCACCCAATGACCACATGACCGCGTGGGCATTCAAGTTTGCCCTAGCTGCTAACATGCTGCTGAATGGTAACAGCTTTGCACGGGTTACTAAGAACCCCAGCGGACAGGTTACTGGTTTCGAGTTAGTCCCCAACAGCCAGATGGTGGTTAAACAAGATGATACGACCGGCATTATCAGTTACGAATACACGCCTGATAGCGGTCGTTCACAGCGTTTAAATGCCAATGAGGTCTTACACTTCAAATGCTTCACACAAGACGGCTACAAAGGAATATCGCCACTTTATAGCCTTCATGATGAGGTTGGGGTACAAAAGTCTGGTCATGCGTTGCTGAAAGGTTTCTTTAACTCCGGTGTCCAAGGGACAGGCATTCTTAAGGTCAACAAGACCCAGCTAGACACCAAGGCCAAAGAAAACATCCGAAATAAATTTGAAGCTGCCAACAGTGGTGATAATGCCCTCAAGACCATCATTCTCGACAATGATATGGATTACAAGCAACTCGAAGTTAATACTGACGTGCTTAATCTAGTCAATTCTAGCGATTGGACCACGAAGCAGATTGCTAAAGCGTTCGGGTTACCACTGGATCGGCTGGGTATCGAAAGCGAGCACTCTAATGCCGTACAGTCGAATTTGGTTTATCTGCAAAACACACTGATTCAGTATTTTACCTGCTTCACAAGTGAGATGGATGCTAAACTTTCGACTGGTGATAATCGATTCAGTTTCAACACTGACAAGCTGTTCAGTGCCGACCCAGCCACGATGCAAGAACTAGCAGTTAAGGGGCTGCAAGGCGGTGTTCTGACCACTAATGAAGCACGAGCCAGATTAAACCTGTCACCAATTACCGGTGGTGATGAGATTATGGTCAGTCTGAACTACACGCCACTAAGCAACCTTGTCACTTATCAAGACAAACAGAAAGGAAGCGCGCCTAATGAACCAAGATGACGTAGAAAAACGCCTGAATCCTGACGCTGATCTGACTGCCGCTGATCCTACCACAGCAACCGACAGTCAAGGCCAAGACGATCAAGACACACAGCAACAGGAAGACACCACTAGCAGCCCAAAGAAGTTAAGTGGTTATGCAGTAGTTTTCAATAGCCCAAGTAAGGATCTTGGGGGGTTCCGTGAGATCGTTGATCCACACGCATTCGACAATGTGGACTTATCAGACGTCTATATGGTTTCAAACCATGATTTTAGCCAAGTATTAGCCAGCACCAAGGCCGGCACCTTGACCTTAAACGTGGATGATAAAGGCTTGCAGTTTGAAGCAACCTTACCCGATACGACCACAGCCAACGATGCCTATAACAACGTCCAAGCTGGTAATCTGTCAGCCATGAGTTTTACTTTCAATGCTGCGCCAGACGGTGACACGTTCACTAAGGACGACAGTGGCCAAGTGATCCGTACCATCAAGCAAGTCAAGAGCCTGTTTGACGTCTCACTGGTAGCTATTCCAGCGTATGACGATACCAACGTCCAAGTGGACAAACGCAGCTACACTGAGTGGCTGAAAACTAATACTGAACAACCAGAAAAAGGAGATAAAACCATGACCGAAAAAACAATTATCGACAACAAAGAACATACCGAATCTCGCGCTTACGAAGACTACATCCGCAGCATGGGTGAGCAACGAGACGGTTTAACGACAACCACTGCTGGTGCAGTCGTTCCTAAAGAAGTCATCGAAGACGTCTGGAATCTAAAGGAATCCGATTATGACCTGGCTAAATACGTCACTGTGAAGCAGGTCGGGACCCCAGTTGGCACCTATCCGATCGCCCTTACCAACAATGGCGTTTTAGCCACCAAGGCAGAACTTGCAGACGTGCCAGAGATCGATGCAACCCTATTCCGTGGTGTTGACTATAAGGTTGCTACCCGTGCTGGCAAGATCTATCTGTCTAATGAACTGGTAGAAGATAGTGAAGTTGATATTGTTGCCGAGGTTAAGAACCAACTCAAGAAGCTGGTACAAAACACGGACAACAGCAACATTATCAGTGTTCTGACTGGCAAGACGGGCACCAACGATAACTTCAAGCACATCACGGGTACTGGTCTCGATGACATCAAGAAAACCTTCAACGTTGAACTAGATCCAGCATTGTCCTTGTCTGTTATCGTCAATCAGGACACTTTCAACTACCTTGACACCCTGAAAGACAGCGAAGGCCGTTACTTGTTACAACCTTCAATCACGGCACCATCAGGCAAGCAACTGTTTGGGGCACCAGTGATCGTGATTGCTAACAAAGTATTGCCGACTGATAAGGCTGGCACCTATCGGATCATCATTGGGGACTTTTCTCAAGCGATTTTCTTAGCCCAGAAGAACGAAGTAAACACCCAGTGGGAACGGTTCGACAGCTATAGTCAGGGACTGGCCGTGGTCATCCGCAACGACTATGAAGTGGTTGATCCAGACGCTGCCCGAATTGTTGACATCACACCGGTAGCAGCCACGCCAAAAGCATAATTTAGTGGGGGGTGTGCCTTATGGTACGCCCCTATTTTTATATAGGAGATGAGCAAATGACTGTCACTACTGATGACATTAAAAATAGCCTGCGTGTGCAGACTAATACTGATGATAGTTTGATAAGCAACTACCTGACAGCGGCACAAGACTATGTTCACAATGCCGTTGACAGCACAGCGGCGATTGATGCGTTACAAGCGTACTCGCAGTTTGATATTGCCGTGGCCATGTTGACCGAATTCTGGTATCAGAATCGTGGAGCAGTTACCACAGCAAGCCAAGAGCCACCTTATTCAGTGGTTAGCATGATCCAGCAGTTAAGAGGACTGTTTGCGGCAGATTTATAG